TATGTTACATGACCAAGATGAAAATGAATTTTATTATACTGTTGATACTATATTTACTTTAGTAAAATATGGAACTACTCAAATCCAAGCAAATATTCTTGATGAAGATAGTGGAGAGAAAGATTATGGAACAATTAGTTTTGAAATCAATTATGACTCCATGGCTGAGCAGTACATAGTACGTAATCTTACTTATACTCCTGGTGAATATTCTTTTGATACAACTAAGACTTATGTTTTTGAAGCTTCATTCAGATATCCGGTAAATGCAGTAATAGTTGATCATGAAATTGATGGTAAATGGATTCCAACGTCTTACATTGCACAACAAATGGTTGATTGGCCTTTATATGAAGCGGGAACTGGTGTTACTCTTAATGGAAATGTATTTGAGATTGACCAGAACTGACTTACTAATTTCGTTAATAACATTATTAACGGAGGTGGAAGCACACCTGACCCTGAACCTACTCCAACTTGGGATTGGGCTACTAAGATGAGAACAGACACTGCAGAAGTTATTACTGAAACAGATAATGCCAATAAATATAAATCTGTATATATAGACCCAAATGTAAGTACTGGTCTTTATTTTGACCCAAGTTTCTATGGTGCTTATCAAGCTAACTCAAGTAATGCGCGTTATACTGGATTTAATGGGCTTCCAGTTTCAGATAATAACGATATTTCAATTACCAGTTATTCAACATTAGATGATAATTCAGGTAATGGTTCAGTTCCTTATTTTGGAATTTTAAGCGGTACAGCTAATACAAGCGGAACCGTAACATTCTCTGTAACTACTGAAGTTTACGATGAAACTAATGGAGAATGGGTTACTGGAGATCCTATAGAGTGGATTATTGATGTTACTGTTAATGATGCACAGTAACAGCATAGAGTTTTGGTGCTAAAAAAATAATTTTTGTACAATGTTAGGGCGGGAATGGATAATTCCTTCCCCCCTAATTTTATTTTATATAGATGAGGGTTAAGTATTTACTTAAAACTCAATACATAGAGGGTTATCCAATAGGATAAAACTCAAGGAGGATTTATGGAAGAAAATAAAGAAACTGTAGTAGAAGAGGGTCAGCCTGAAGTTGAGACTGAAACTAAGACCTACACACAAGAAGAAGTAGACGCATTACTTCAGGCAGAGACGGACAGACGCGTTAGTTCCGCTCTTAAAAAGGCTGAGAAAAAGAATGCGGAAAAACTTCGTGAAGCTCAGAAGCTTGCTCAGATGAATGAGAACGAAAAGTTCCAGTATCAATTAGAGCAGAGAGAGCAAGCGATTGCGGAAAAGGAAAGGGAACTTGCATTAGCAGAGAATAAGGCTGAAGCCACTAAGATTCTAGCTGAGAAGGGCCTCTCACCGCAACTAGTTGACTTTGTAGTAGCTGAATCCGCAGAGGATATGAATGCTAACATTTCACTTTTGGAGAAGGCTTTTAAAATGAGCGTAAAAGCAGAAGTGGAAAAGAGATTAGCATCTAATTCCCCTAAGAAATCACTTCCAATGGATAAGACTATTACTAAAGAAGAATTTATGAAAATGAGTGTGGAAGAACTTACTGCTCTTAAGAGGGAGAATCCAGAAGTATATAACGCACTCAGATAATTTGGAGGTTGTTTATAATGGCAAGTAAATATGATACACAGAATATCAAGACTTTTGATAATGAAGTTCTTGAGACTAAATTAGAGAATCAGTTGATTACTCGTCTTGACATGAACCAGTTCATCACTCTTGACAACTCACTTACAGAAGCTCCTGGTATGACCAAGAGAATCAGAACTTATGTAGGTACTGGAGCAGTTGAGGACCTTGAAATGGGCGAAGGCAATACTGAAGTAATCGGTTCTGAATACACAGATGTACCTTATGAGGTTAAGACAACTCAGGGTAAGGTTCCATTCTATGATGAACAGTTAATGAATGACCCTATCGCTATTGATAAAGCCGTTGAGCATCTTGCTGAAAATATGGTTAACGATGTCACAACTAAGGTTGTTGGCGAACTTCGTAAGGCAGACAAATCTATTGCTACTCTTGATTTCTCTGGCATTGTTGATGCTATTGCGGAAATGCCTGATGAAACTGAGAATGATATGTATCTTCTTATGAACAAGAAAGCTTATGCGGCTATCCAGAAGACATGCAAAGATGAACTTAAGTATGTAGAAGATTTTGTTCGTAGAGGATATGTTGGTACACTCGCTGGCGTTCCTATTTATGTTACTAAGGCTCTTTCTAATGCTGACCCAGACGCTGAAACACCAGTTCTTGAACATGCAGAGGCTTATCTTGCTTGCAAGTCCGCTATTACCTGCTTCCGCAAGAAGGGTGTAGAAACAGAACAGGAAAGAGACGCTGACCACAGAAAGACAACTATCTTCGGTCGTGATGTTAAGGTTATCGCTTTAACTGATGCTACTAAAGTATTCAAGTACGAAGCATAGTAAGGAGATAGCTTATGTTAGAGAATATTAAGACTTTACTCGGAGCATCCGCAGAGGGTAAGGATGAGTTAATAACTCTACTTATTGAACTCGCTACTGACGACGCTAAACGTAAAACTGGATGCTCTGATATTCTCTTAATGTCGTCAGTAATTACTGAAATGGTAATCTATAAGTTTAACCGTTTGGGGACAGAGGGACTTGATAGTGAAAACTATTCTGGTGTCTCTTACTCATACACATCTGACTACCCAGATAGCATTCTATCCGCATTAGAAGCTATTAAGAAAAGCCAAATGGGGAATGGAGGATTCCGCATTTTATGGTAATCAATAGAAGTGAGCAACCAGCACTGCTCTACACAATGGGTGGTCAAGATGAGTACGGTCAGGACTTAGTAGAACCAATTGCGCAAAAGAAAATTACTCTTACTTTTGGATTATATAACCATAAGCAAACAGACGATATTAGATATGAAGATGTTGAGTATACTGGCTTAACTCCTTATGATGTTGCCGATGACCAAGTAATCGAGCTTAACGGCTTTAAATACAAGGTTCTATTCGTCAATCCATTTGGACGAATGAAACAAGTATTTTTGCGGAAAATCTAGGTCCGCTATCTGTCGATTCACGTTATGCAAGTTATTGTAGGCAAAGTGGAACTTGATAAGAAGCTAAGTGAGATGCAAGACATTGACTTATCTAAAGCGTTGTTGAATGCTTGTTTGATAGTTGAAGCTTCTGCTAAAGAAAAATGCCCATCCCGCACAGGTATTCTGCGTGAAAGCATTACTTCTGAAGCAGATGAGCATGAAGGAAGAGTTGGTACAAATCTAGAATATGGTGTCTATGTTCACCAAGGCACTGGTATCTATGCGACAAATGGTGATGGAAGAGAAACTCCCTGGCGCTATCAAGACGCTGAGGGTAATTGATATACAACAGAGGGCCAACAGCCGCAACCATTCTTATATGATGCTTTCAATGAAAACAAGGAAGTAGTAAGAGAGTATTTAGCGCAAGCAATAAAGGAGGCCGTTAGCAAATAATGATAGATTATAAACCTACATTAGTTCAAGAATTGAAGACTATTGGTCTCCCAGTTCATTATGAACTATTTTTGAAAAAAGACACTGAGATACCTTGTATCTCTTACCAAGAGGCAAGTAATACCACTACCGCAGACGGAGATAATTTAAGGTATTCAGAATTAACATTTAGAGTAAAGATTTGAGCAAGGACCGTTAAGGAAATTGCGGAATACTCACGAAAGATTGATGACTTAATGTTCACTCTTGGATTTAGAAGAATTAACTCTAATGAATTATGGGTTAATGGCATAGGCCAAAATCTTCTTACTTATAGAGTGTTAGGTCAAGAAAATATGGAGGAATAAAGTATGCCAACAAACACACATGCAGGTATTTTAAGTAAGGGCGTTGAATTTTATTTAGATAATGCCAAGGTTGAAAACTTACAGGAATTCCCTGATTTAGGTGGTGCCGCTGAGCAGGTTGATGTTACTACTCTTGCTGATGGTAGTTACCACTATATCAATGGTATTAAGGATTATGGTTCTCTTGAGTTTACATTCTTATATGATAACTCAGCAACTACTTCCAACTACCGTGTTCTTAGAGAAGCAGAGGAAGATGGCGAAACACATGAATGTAAGGTTTTGTTCCCTGATGGAACAGCGTTTACTTTCAGTGGTCAGGTATCTACAACTATTACTGGTGCAGGCGTTAATGCCGCTCTCCAGTTCACTGCAACTATCAACCTTAACAGCGATATCGCTGTAACTAACCCTAACGCGTAGTTTAAAGAGGTAGGTAGTAACTAATGCTACCTACCTCTAATTTTTTTAGATAAGGAGAAATATAGATATATGCTTTATACAGTTTTTACAGTTAAGGACAAAGATTATAAACTTCGTCTTGGCGCAAAAGACGCAGTTGATCTAGAGAAGAAACTTGGAACAAATCCAATTAACATTTTTATGGAGATTGCGCAGACTCAGAAGCTTCCTGATTTAGAGAAGTTAATTATCATGCTTCAGTTTGCTATGCGCAAATACAATCATGGTATTACTATTGATGAAGCTTATGATATTTATGATGAATTTGTAGATGAAGGCCATAATATGATGGACTTGGTTCCTGTCCTAATGGATGCCTTTAAAGCATCTGGTTTAATTCCAGAAGAAGAAGAGGAAGACGGCGCAAAAAACGTTCAGAAGGTCATCAAGAAGTAGTTGATGGCCCAAAGACTTGAGAAGAACTCTTTGATAGAATACTCCCAATCGCCATGCATTGCGGAGTAGGGGTAATTGAGTTTTGGGACTATACCCTGGCAGAGTTAAATCTCATTTTGCAGAATTATAGAGAAACAGAGGAAATGAAAGCTAGAGAGAGAATAGCATTGAGTTACAACTTGGCGCATATGACTGCTAACTTCGTTTCCTTAAGCTTTAGTGGGAAACCAATACCTTCCTTTGATGAAACTTTTCCTTCTCTTAAAGAAGCTAGTATGACTGAGGAGGAGAAGAAAGAATTGGAGTACAAACAAGCAATGTTCCTTAAAGAACAAATGGAGTTTGCGGCAAAGGCGCACAACGCCAAGCGCGCAAAAAGTGGAGGTGATGGCCTATCACATTAGAAAAGTTAATTGTTATTATTAGCGCCGAAACAAAACAATTAGAAAGTGCCATTGATAGAGTTAAATCAAAACTAAACGGTTTAGAAAGTACTGCAGGTAAGATTGGAAAATCTCTTACTAAATCTTTTACTAAAACGTCTTCTGGACTTAACAGAGCGTTTAAAAGATTAGGACTTGCGGCCCTAACCGCAGGTTTATTTAAATTCGGTCAAAGCGCAGTAGAAACCGCCTCTCAATTGCAAGAGTGACAAAATGTAGTTGATGTTGCTTTTGGAGATGCGGTAGATAGCGCTAATCAGTTTGCTAAGACAGCAATTCGCCAGTTTGGTTTATCTGAACTAGCTGCTAAAAAGCTAACTGGTACATTCATGGCTATGGCGGATGGTGTTGGTATTACTAATAAGGCTGGCGCTAAAATGTCTATTCAGTTAGCAGGTTTATCTGCTGACATGGCTTCTTTCTTCAATACCACAACAGATGTTACCTCTAACGCACTACAAGGTATCTTTACTGGTCAGAGTAGAGCGTTAAGGCAATTTGGTATTGTAATGAATGAAGCGAACCTTGAAGCTTATAGATTAAGCAGAGGTATTGCAACGAGCTATAACCAAATGAGTACGGCTCAACAGGTAGCATTAAGATACAACTACGTCTTAGCCGCTACCGCTAATGCGCAGAATGACTTTGCCCGAACCGCAGGTTCCTGGGCTAACCAAATGCGCTTATTAACTAATAATTGATATCAACTAATTTCATCTGTTGGAAATGGTTTGATAAAGATTTTAACTCCAGTAGTAGCCTTATTAAATAAGATTTTATCTTATGCTATTGCTGTCGTTAATGCTATTGCTAAAATCTTTGGCGGTTCTGGTCTTTCTGTTGGCGGAGGCGGTGGAGGCGGTTCTCCTTTAGGAGGAATGGCTGATGACGCGGGAGACCTATCTGATAACCTAGGTAATGCCAATAAGAATGCCAAGAAGTTTAAAGCTACCATAGCGGGCTTTGATGAACTAGAAACCCTCAATCCGCAATCTGATGATTCAGGCGGAGGAGGACTTGGCGGTTTAGGTGGTATAGGTGTTGATGACCTAGACAGTTACTTTGACATGGGTGACCTTGATGAACCGTTTAAAAAGATTGAGGAATGGCTCCAAAAGATAAAAGATTTATGGGATGCGGGTGAATTTGAACAAATAGGAAGAGAGATAGCCCAAGTCCTAAATAAAGCCATGTACAAGCTTGATGAGTGAATCTTAAAGTTTGACGCATGGGGAACAAAATACGCGAATATCCTAGCCCGCATACTTAATGGCTTAGTTGAAGCCTTTGATTGGGATTTCCTGGGCAAATTAGTAGCGGATGGATTTAATTCTATAATTCATATTGCTAATTCCTTCTTAGAGACATTTAATGCTTTGGCTCTTGGAGAGGGAATAGGTAGAGCAATTAATGGTTGGTTTGCGAATATAGACTGGAAAGGTCTAGGTAACTTCTTTGCCAACAATTTAAATTTCTTTATTGATATTGCTACTGGATTCTTTGACAAGTTCATCCAGAAGGCATATGAGAATGGACAAAAGCTTGGCGAAGCGTTCAATGCCTTTGTTAGCCAGATACATTGGGATAACCTAGCCCGCGCCATTTATGAAGGTCTTAACTCTCTTGGTCAACTAATTCAAGGATTTGTTGATATGGTTGATTGGGAAACATTAAAGACTAATGTAAATAATACTTTTAAATCTATATTTGAGAATATAGATATTGAAGGAATTAAGAAAGCGGTTGCGGATTTGGTTAATAGTATAATGGATTTCTTATTATCTATTGACTGGTATCAGATTGGCTATACAGTTGGCGCAATGCTTTCTGGCGTGGATTGGCTTGGCGTCTTCAAGGATGTTAAAGATAATATCATCTGGCCTGCTCTTAAAGGTTTCTGGGATGGGTTAATGGACGATGGAAAGAATGCTTTGATAAGTTCTATTGGTAAGATAATTACCTGGTTCAAGGTAACTTTCTTAGGTCAAATCATTTCAGGTATTGCTGGGTTCTTAGCAAATGCCGCTATGTTCGCTGGTATTACAGGATTATTCAAAGATGGTTTAGGAACATCTATTGCTTCTGGACTTGCAGGTGCCTTAAACTTTGCGGTAAAGCATTTGAATAAGATATTCCCAGATTTCATAGAAAAAGTAAGAATACCTTTACAGAATCTTGCGTATTACTTTAATGGCCCCGCTGTTGAGTTAACCGATACAATTGGTGGTACGTTTACTTGACTAGGTACTGTAATGTCTAATGCGGGTAAAGTAATTGTAACTGCATTAGAGGGTATTGCCGCACCTGCCGCAGTCGCCATTGCCGCTATTCTATCTCTTACTTCCTCTTATGGAGGACTTGGCGGAGTAATGCAACGCATTGGCAAGTTATTCTCTGATGTTAAAAAGAAAGTTTCTGATTTCGCCAAGGCTATTGGATTCCATGAGGCTATTGATAGACTTAAAAATTCTCTCTCAAAATTAGGCGATGGTTTCAAGAAAATCTATGATGCTCTTGGAAAACTAAAACCTATCTGAGAAGTAATCTTTGATTTAGCAAGACGAACTTTAACTCTTATCGGAAATATCGCGGCAGTACTAATAAGTGTCGCGGCAAATGTGCTTAGCGTTGTAATTGATATAGCCGCTAAACTTGTTAGCGGAATTGGTGATATATTCAATACTCTTGGAGACATTGTTGAATTTGTCGCAAGTATTGTTCAAGGTATTATTGATTGGTTCTTAGAACTTAAATATCAGTTAATTGGTGACCCAATTGTTATTGATTTGGTCGATGGAATTATAGCAGTATTCCAAGGCTTTATTGATAGTGCATTAGAAGTATTTAGTGGATTTGTTGAATGGTTCGTAGGAATCTTCCAGACAATCTATAATAATGTCAGCGTTGTACTAGAAAATATAAGGTTATTCTTTGAGAATACTTGGTTACTAATTCAGACTAAGGCTTATGAGGTTTGGACTTATATTCAGACTTTCTTAGCTGAAATCTGGAATTTAATCTACATGAAGGTTGTTGAAATCTGGACTATTATCCATACTTGGTTAATGGAAAAGTGGAATGCAATTCTATTACTTTGTCAGACTGTTTGAGAATGGCTTAAATCTACTATTGAACAAGCTTGGTTATGGGTTCAAGAAACAACTATTGCGCTTTGAGAAGAAATTAACACTTGGTTAGAAGAATTATGGAATCTCTTAATGGAACTCTTCTTCAACAGTCTTGAAACAGTTAAAACAACTGTTAGTGATGGTTGAGAAGCTATTAAGAAGAAGACCCAAGAACTTTGGACTAAGATTAAAGAATTTATTTCTGAGACATGGGATAAGGTTAACCAAAAGGCTCAAGAAATCACTGAAGATATTAAAAATAAATGGGTTAATGCTTACAATAAGATTACTGAAACTTGAAGTAAGTGG